ACTGGTCAGACTGGGGCGTGACGAGGATCCCACCCCCTGGGCTGTAAACCTCGAGACTATGGATAGCCTCTTCTTGGTTGAAAATCCAGAGGTCATCGTCGATGACGAGGGATACTGGCCTTCGGGTCGTATGGAATCCCGACATCCGAAAGTTGTGTAGAGTCTTGGTCTCTAGGTTATATACAAGCCCGTCATGAGACTTAAGCATGTACCATAGCCGCCAGGACCTATCCTCAGGAATCTTCTTGGGACTAATTTTGAAAGCTAATTGAGTGTCGATGGACGGACTCGATTGCTCGACGATCCACCTGATCAATTCTGTAGGTAAATTCCTCCAGATTTTTGAATCCAACATAAGTCACCTAAACTTTACTCTTTTATTTGTTACCAGGTGATTCCTACATATGGTAGGCCCTACTATTTCAGCTCCTGAAAACATAGTCATCTGGTAATCTTCCCATCCTATATTGAAAATATACAAGTCACCAACAGACCTGTAATGTGAAAACTTGATACCCCGGCGGGTGATCCAATATGGAACTTCAGGATCGGTCAACCCCGTAAAGTCCCACATGGTCCGGGTCATGTGGTCATAGACAATTTCAGATCGAAATTCAAGATTCTTGTCCAGGACCAATTTCCTTGGAAGAATCTTGAAGGCGACCCTTTGTTCAATTTCATTTGAAAATTCAAGGATCCTAAGGACCAAGTGGTCGGGCAAGAACATCCACACTGGGTCCATGGTTACTTCTTGCAGTTTTTATAAGGGGCGCAACTCGAACGCATAGTGAACCCCTTTATCGGTCCTAGGATACATAGGAGCTTTGCGAATTTTCGGGGTAAATTGAACACCTTCTTGTTCTTGGGCCCGGACTTGCAGCAATTTTTCATAGTCTTGAATTTAACCAGAGCACATCACACACGACTCGGGATTTTCACGCGAGCACGCCAGGATCTCCTCCTCTGTAGGCGCGACCGGAACAGTAACCTGCTGTGCGCGAGCCTTGGCGCGTGTCCGCAGGTAGTACATGCCCGTCTTGAGTCCCTTCTTCCAGCCGTACAGGTGCATGCTCGACAGCTTGGCCAGGCTCGGGTTCTCCATGAAGATGTTCAGGGACTGTGACTGGTCGATGTAGGCACCCCGATCAGCCGCCATGTCGATGATGCTCTTCTGCGGAATCTCCCATACGGTCCGGTAAATCGCCTTGAGGGCCTCCGGAACTCCCTCGAGCTGCTGGACCGACCCGCCTTGACGCACAATTTCATTCTTGATTTGGGGGTTCCAAATTCCAAGCTTTTGAAGATCCTTGACCAGGTGCTTGTTGAGCATCACAAACTCGCCAGCCAGTGTTCGACGCAAGTAGATGTTGGTCGTGTAAGGCTCGAAAGCCTCGTTGTTGCCCATGATCTGGGCGGTCGAGGCGGTAGGCATGGGTGCGACCAGCAGGGAGTTCCGGAGGCCCTCTGCACGGATCGCGTCATCAAGAACCCCCCAGTCGTTGTAGTGCTTAGGCGTGACGCCCCACATGTCAAATTGTAGCACACCCATGGATGTAGGAGACCCTGCGAATGTTTCATAGGGACCTTCCTCACGGGCCAACTGGTGAGACTCGATGAGTGCCCCGTGGTAAATAGTTTCAAAGATTCGCATGTTGAGTTCCCGAGCCTCAGGACCGTCAAAAGCCAGACCGAGCATCATGAACACATCGGCCAGACCCTGTACACCGATGGCGATGGGCCTATGACGCATGTTGCTCTTTCGGGCCGCCTCGGTCGGATAGTAGTTCCTGTCGATGACGCGATTCAGGTTCCGTGTGACGATCTGGGCCACCTCGTGGAGCTTTCCAAAGTCAAACTCCCCGTCCCGCACAAACGTCGGAAGGCACAGAGACGCCAGGTTGCACACGGCCGTCTCGTCAGGACTACTCACCTCTACAATTTCAGTGCATAAATTGCTAGACTTGACCACACCGATGTTCTTCTGGTTCGACTTGGCGTTGACCGAGTCCTTGTAGCACATGTAGGGCGTGCCGGTCTCGACCTGGCTTTTGAGGATGGCGTCCCATACATCCCGCGCACGGACCTTCTTCTTGAAGCGTCCCTGTGCCACGTACATCCTATAGAGCTCATTGAACTCCTCGCCGTATACGTCGGGCAGGCCAGGGCACTCGTTAGGGCACATCAGGTGCCAGTATTGGTCCGCCTCAACCTTCTGCATGAACAAGTCAGGGATCCACATGGCCGTGAAGAGGTCGCGACAGCGCATCTCCTCATCACCCTGATTTAGGCGGAGCTCCAGGAACTCCATGACGTCAGCGTGCCACGGCTCGAGGTAGATGGCGAAAGACCCCTTGCGCTTCCCGCCACCCTGGTTCACGTACCGGGCGGTGTTGTTGAAGACGCGGAGCATGGGCACGATGCCGTCAGCCACACCGTTCGTACCGTTGATTCGCGAGCCGCTCGCACGGATGTTCGAACAGTGGATGCCGATGCCCCCGGACCACTTTGAAATGTGAGCGCACTCCTTGAGCGTCTCATAGATGCCCTCGATCGAGTCGTCCTTCATGGCCACCAGGAAGCAGCTCGACATCTGGGGGTTGTTTGTGCCGGCGTTGAAAAGCGTCGGAGTGGCGTGCGTGAAGTACTTTTGGGACATCAAGTCGTACGTCTCACGGACTCGCGGGAGGTCGTCTCCGTGAATGCCGACGGCCACGCGCATGAAGAGGTACTGGGGCGTCTCACCCTCATTCAGGTAGCCCTTCTGGAGGGTCTTGATCCCAAAATACCCAAAGAGGTAGTCGCGCTTCGGCTGGATCACAGCGTCCAACTCGAGCGCCACGCACTTCATGAAGTGGTCCGAGACGATGCCCTTGACGTGCAGGGCGACCATCGCGTCCGAGAAGGTTTTAGGGCAAGCCTTCTGGAGGTTCGAAACAGCGACCCGCATAGCCAAAGTCTCGTAGTCGGGGTCTTCAGTGATCATAGCGACGGCGACCTCGGCAGTGAGGTTATCAATTTCAGTCGTGGAAATGCCGTCGTACATGCTCGTGAAAACCTTCTGGGCCACCTTGTCGGGCTGGACATTCAGGGGAGCAAACTCTGGTGTCTGATTTAGTTTCAGAATTCGATTGGTCACTTTGTCGAAGAGCATGGGCACTTCATCACCTGAGCGCTTGATGACCTTCATTCTATAAAAGACATACGTTCCTTTTTTTTATCCTCGTCTATCTCAATGGACCGCCTTCCTACGCGTCACTCGCTGCCCACACCCCTGTCCGATGCGTACTTCTCGGATTTCAATCGGGAATATATTCATGGTGCCATAACTCGCGCCATGAAGGAGAAGACGGGTTATCAGATCGAGCGCCAGAGCGACCCTGATCTCCAGGCGCTTATGCGTCGAGTCTGGACCAACCTGTCCGCCGACCCGTACACGGACATCCTCAATCAGGTTTCAAAAATGAACGCCCGGGTGGTCAAGGAGGCTACGGCGACCATCTCGACCGGTATGCTCCAACAGATTGTGTACCTGCGTGACATCTCACGGAACCCGGTTCCTCTGGAGACGCCAGTGAGCACGAGCACTTACGGGAATAAAATCCCGAGTAATTTCAAGTTCGGGATCAACTAAATGGTTCGGGCGCTCGATGATATCCTTTTGGGTTTCTTGATTTTCTTCGCTCTCGACCGAGCTATCCGCCTATTTAGCAACGGAGTTGTGGAGCCCTGGGCCCAGACCAAGTCTATGAACAAAAATGTAATAGAAAATTGGAAGATGGCGGCCGAGCTCGCGCTTCTGATTGCGACAGCTGTGGTATTGGTGAATAACCGCAGGTTGATGGCGCATTTTAACCGGGCTTAAGGGGCTCAGACATTTGGTAAGTAAGTAAGTAATGAATAAATATCGTGATGAGACGGCGGCCATGTGTCGGCACAAGGGATGGGACAAGGCTCCAGTCAGCATAGTCTGGATGTTGCTCAACGAAGAGATGGGGGAATTAGCTTCGTCAATTCGTCAGAAGCAGCGCATCTACAAGAAGACGGGACTCAAGAAGGACCGCGGCACGGACGTGATGATGGAGATGGGTGACGTTTTCAGTTACATGTTTCAATTGGCCCATATGCTGAACGTGGACCTCGACGAGATGTGGGAGGTCCACCGTGTAAAAGTACAGACGAAGGTCTATGCGGTGTGCTAATTTAAAAATGTAGAATTATGGTAAGATGGCGACAGCCTGGATGATTGACGACCGCCTTCAGATCGACGGGTTCGACCCCTACACCTGGTCGGGCACTTACGGCGTCAACACCGATGGGTTTCGCAAGGATACCTTTATCGACGGTACGTACTTTACTCAGATTGACGAGACGCCCATGGAGATGCAGGCCCAGGTCGAGGAGAGCCAGAGTCCAGAGTTCAACGCGTCAGGCGCCATGTACCTCAAGACGGCCAGCGTCAACCCCGCGCCCTATCGCATGTTCCCTGCTCGCAAGTTCGAATACGCAGATGGTACGTGCACGTGGTACCGCCCAGACGCGCCATGGTCCTGGATGGATAAAGGCACTGGTTCAGACTCCGTTGGGCGCTGGATCGCGGCCAAGGGTGCTGACGGGATCTTGTTTTATTTGGCGCTCGCCGTTCTTGGTTTCTTCTTGGTTATGAAGCTCAAGAACAAGAACTAAAAAGCCTGGACTTTAGGGGCTACGACCTTGATCAATTTTTTGGATAAATTATCCCTCTCAATTTTCGACCGTTCGTCCAATTTGGGGCAGTAATGCACCTCAAGTTGAATGCATCTCGAACAAAAATCCCCCAAACACTCACGACACTTGAGAATCTTGGGCTTGTGTGGGCACTTCCACCCGAGGCTCGGTCCAGACTTCATTGTCCTTTTGTAAGAGGCACACAATTTCCTTCTTAAAATGGACTGGTGTCTGGTCATCCTGGAGGTCACATAACCCGTTTTTTCGCCCCGCACAGATGCGGTCCCAGGCGGCCTTCATGGCAGGTAGGTTCTTTTCGAACCATTCACGGTCACGCTTGATCCGGGTCACGACGAACTCTTCGGGGGATCGAGGAACTCCGTCCTCGATCCTGGCTGGTCTGTACTGAATAAAGTCACACTCTTCAAGGTCAGTAATTTCCAACTGAAGTTGGACCTGTGGCCAGTAGTGCTTCGGTACCTTGGCCTCGATCTTACGGGTCAGAGGGCACTTGATCTCGATCAAGAGGCCGTCCTCCGTGACGCCGTCAGGGGATGCGCCTAGCCACGCGTACTTGCGGTGCTGAACCAGGCCAATCTCATGTGACTTGCGTCCTGTCCGCTCGTCGTACAGGTCACGGACGAGCGGCTCGAGCAGGGTACCGTGGGCCGTGGCGGCGTTCCCGGCCCACTTGGTCTTGAGTACCTTCTTTTTTATGAAAGCGTCGGGCGTCTCGTAATGGTTGTCTCCGATGGCGCTCGCGACGTCACTTGCTGTGATCATCTGATCACGCAGATCTAACCATTCCTGCGACCTTTGTTCGGCGTATTCAGCCGCGAGTAGCTCACGGGCCCGGGCGACTAGGGTCTCGCTTTGGGGGTCCATCCTTATTCTTAAATCGAGGATCAGTTTTAAGCACTATTTGAGCGGCGTTCTGCTCAGCCTGCTTTTTAGTCGATGCAAATCCAGAACCACAGTTCATTCCATCGACATAGACGCTGATGAAAAACTGACCGCTGATCTGACCCGTCACCTGGTAGTCTGGCAAAGGGTACTTGAGGGCTTGACACCAGCGCATCAATTGGTCTTTGTAATTGTCGTCTACGAGTGAGGTTTGAACTTTGGTGAAAGATTCGAGGACAAACTTCTTGGCGTGGACCATTCCCAGATCCAGATATATGGCACCGACGAGAGCCTCGAACACGTCCTCCATGATGTGCTCGTTTGTGTTCCAGCCGTTCCGCTCACCCTTCTCGTCCATGAGGATCAGCTTGTCGAGACCGAGCGCCTGTGAAATCTCACATAGGGTCTTGCCTCGGAC